AATGTATTTAAATTTGAAATCGAAACTCCAACACCACTTCCTACATTTGCAACTACTGATGCAATCGATGCTGAAACTGAACCACTAAAATCACCATATCCTGTTGTACCAGAAAGTGTAATTTGAGATGAACCACTAACTACACCGTTTGTTGCCGCAATTGAACCTATAAATGAAGTTGCGTTTACTGAACCTGTTACGATTATACCACCTGCTACTGAAATTTTAGTATTATCAGTTGCTTGTGTTATGATTGAATCACCGATATGGTCTTCGCCGGTTGCAACCATAATTTTACCAGGCGTCAATGTAGCTTCATCTCCCAATGAACCACTATTTTTTGGACCTGATATCAATATTGCTGAATTATATCCTTCACCACTTCCCGATGGATGTTGGTATAACCAATGATTATTTAATGAATCCCAATATAATGAACCACTTGCACCCTCATTACTACCACTATCTGCTACTGAAATACCACCAAATCTAACTGCGGGTGTTGCTGTGTTTAATACAATCGTATTTTGACCAATATCTAATGCCGAAGCAGTTACATTGAATAAAGATGATGAACCATAAACAACTAAGTCATTTGTGATATACATCGAGCCGGTAATAACTTGATTACCTTGGAATATGTTTGAACCTGTTGTTGCGTATGTTAAACCAACTGCCTCCAAATCTGCAATTGCAGTTGCTGCAGCCGATGCGGATGAAATTAAACTTCCACTAACTACACCAATTTCAGTAAACTTAGAATTTGCTGAACCACTAAATGATTCGATACTATCTAATCTAGCATCTTGTGCATCATTCTTAGATTTTGCTGCTGATGCCGATGAAATTAAACTTCCACTAACAACACCAATTTGTGTTAATTGTGTTTTTACTGAACCACTAAATGTTTCAACACTATCCAATCTAGCATCTTGTGCATCATTTGTAGATTTTGCTACCGATGCTGAATCGATTAGTGAACCACTTACAACTCCGATTTCAGTAAACTTAGTTGCTGCAGATGCAGTAAATGCGTTTAATGCGGTTGTGGAGGTATTAGATGATGTATATGCGTTTAAAGCTGCTACTGAAATGTTTACACTAGCTGATGTAGATTCTAAATTATCTAATCTTCCATCTTGCGTATCATTTGTTGATTTAGCAGTTGATGCTGAAGCGATTAAACTTCCACTAACTACACCAATTTCAGTTAATTGGGTTTTTACAGATGCACTAAATGTGTTTAATGCTGCTACTGATTGCCCAATTGTACCACTACCAATAGATTGTGATAATGCGTTAATTGCTGTTGCTACCGAAGCACTGAAAGGTTGGATGTTACCTTCTAAATTGATAGCATCATTACCATCTGTACCTAATAAGTATAAAGTAGCACTACCACTTGCGTAGTAAGGAACACCTTTAACCATCCCATTATAAGTAGAACCTGCAAATGTATTGGGTGCAGAATCTCCGATAAGGAATCGGTTAGTTGCTTGTACTTGTCCATTTTCAGGTACTGCGAATACCAATGAACTACCATTGGTTGTGGTTAGGTTCGATGAACCTGAAGCTATTACAATTTCACCTTTTTGTAATGAGCCTGTTACGGAAGATAGGGATTCTAAACTACCCCTTCTGTGTTTAATGATTTGTGCCATATTTTGGTTTTAGTTATTCTTGTTATTCAATGTATAAATATTGTTTTTTAAAGTAACCATTAAATAAGTTTAAATTAATTTTAATATATTTTATTTTTTAATATTACCATTCACCCTGGTCAATTATTTGCGATGATGTTTGTTGTAATTCTAAATCAGTTGCAAATCCATTATCTAATGAAGAACTGAATGATTCTAAATTAGTTAATCTTGTGTTTACAGATGATGAAATATCAATTGTGTTTGCCGAACTTGCACTAATTTGTGTATGAACGGATGCACTAAATTGATTAAATATTGAATTACTTTGTGAGAATGAAGTTGCAACACTTGCACTCAATCCACTTTCTAATGAACCTGTTATATTTGCTAATTGTGTATATACATTTCCAAAAGATGTGGATATAGATGAACTCAATCCTGCTATATTGCTGTTTGTTTCTATAATAGAAGTTGAAATAGATGAACTAAATTCAACAAAATTAGTAGTTTGTAATAAATCAACTTGTATAGATGATGATACTACTCCATCTGGCAAAACTGCTGCTACATTATTTGTTATAATATTTACAATTGATTGTGAAAGGCTAGTTTCTAAAGATTGTGATATAATATTATTTACAGATGCGCTAAAATCTTGTCCAACATTTGCAGATGTTTGCAATTGAGAACCACTTTCTATTTGTTTTAATCTAATTAAATTTGCCATTATCTATAAATATCTTAAACTAATCTTTCTATTGAAATCATATTGTTATTGTAACTCGCACCTAGTATCATTGTTATTCTCCAAGCAATTCCTGCGGATGTATCCATAATATTCCAAACATCAGTTGCTCCTGCCACTAAAAAGTTATATCCTGCTGCTAAATATTGCGGTGTGGTTGTTACATTAAGTGGTGTTCCATTATTGAGCGTAACTGCACCTACACCATTATATGAATATAAACTACTACCATAAACGGAATATGTTCCTGAAACAGTTGATAATTGTAAACTTTTATTTCCCGTTGATGGTATTCTTGCTTTTAAATTTCCTAATGTTACATCAACATCTGTATTTACAAATCCACTTGCTTTCCATAATAATTCGGCATTAACACTATTAGGTGCTTTACTTAAATCAATACTTACGCCTCTTGCGTTTCCACCACCTTCCCAAAATCTAATTCTATTTTGATAAACATCAATATTCACACTACCAGTTAAAGTTTGGTTAGTTGCGGCCAATGCCATATTGATTTGCCCACCTTCGTTACCACTACTTGTCCCAACAGTCAAATCACCTTTTGTTGTTATTGATTGGTTGAATGTATTTGTTCCGGTAAATGTATTATTTGTAGATGGTAGGTTTGTATTAGTAGTTAATTCAACTGCCGTTAAAACAGGTCCTGTGTTTTCTCCAAATTGAAATGTTCCACCACTATTGGTAACCATTCTCATCGAATATACTTGTGTTCCTGTTGATGGTGTATCTATTACATTTAAACAATATGCTTGATTTTCATTTTGATTTGCTGCTTCAATTTGTACCCCCCCACCAATTGCATTTCCGTTTCTATATATTTTTAATACAGTCCATTGACCCGTTGCCGATGTTGGGTTCGCGTCACCCGTAATAAGGATTTGAACAGGGTTTCCGCTTGTTGTTAAACTTGCACTTATAATATCAGTATTAGTTGTGCTCAAACTTCTTTGATTACCCAATACTTGTACATAATTTACACTTCCGGTTATAACTGAATTTTCTAATGTACCTAATCTACTATCTACCGAAGAACTCAATGTGTTAAATGAACCAGTCTGAACATATCTACCATCGTATGAACTCGTCAATTGAGATGAACCACTTATAATTCCTCTACCAGTTGTTTCATAACTTCCACTAACAAATCCAAAAGATGTAATTTGAGCAGAACCCGAAATTACACTATCTCCACCTATTGTTAAATATCTTGTGTCTAATGAAGATGTTAATTGTGAAGAACCACTAATAGTTCCTCCAACCATTGTACTTGCAGTTATTGCATTGAATGGAACTTTAACCCAATTGGCATTTACTGCCGATTGTGAAATAGCCGTAATAGTTGGTAATGTTGACCAGTTTATACTACCCGAAAAGTTCAATATATAACTTGCACCAAAGCCAGTTGCATTTGATTGAACCGATGTAATTACTCTCGTATTTGTTCCATCGGATAAAGTCAATCCAGCCGTTGGAACAGGTGCAGAACCTACAAATCCCCCCCAATATGCTATCCACAAAGTAGTTGCACCATATAATTGATTTGTCCAAGATGGGTTAGCACCTGAACCTGATATAGTTGTGTAAGTATATGCTACTTGTGGTACATATGTTGTAGTATTATAGTAAATATAATTCGCGTCAAATACAATTTGTCCTGCTCTATCACCTGCTCCGCCTGTTGTTGAAGTTGGTACTGATGATGATAAAATTAATGAACCACTTATAGTTTCAGTTCCTATGAATATATTTGAACCAGTTGTTGCAAATGAACCCGTTAAACTACCTAATGTAGAAAATTTAGTATTTGTTGATGAACTAAATGAATTTAAATTAGTTATAGATGTTACTAAACTTGCAGTTGAAATACTTTCGGTATAAGAATTGAACGATGAAGTAGTTACAAATGAACCCGTTTTTAATTCAATGTTATTTAATCTTGTATTTGCACTTTGAGTAAAAGAATTCAAAGATGCAGTTGTATTATTTAATTGTGTAACATCTACTGCATTTGTAATATTAACTACACTACCACTTATAATATTAAATGATTGTGTTAGAGAGTTGAATTCTGTTAAATATGCGTATGAACCTGTTACAAATCCTAAATTTGAAATTTGTGTTGATGAACTTACAATTCCTCTATTATTAATTATATTATTAAGATTGTCCGTAATACTATTTCCGGTACCCGTATTAATAATTGTTGTATCACCTATAATATTTTCTAAATATCCATCGGTAACAATTCCGTTTCCTGAATTTGCTGAACCTATATAAACATCACCATCTGCATTAAGAACTATATCCGAATCAGTTGCGTGTAATGTTATAGCTCCGTTTGTAATTGTTTCAGATGTAAATACAAAATCTGCAACATCTGCTACTGAAGCAGTAAAATCATTAAAAGATGAAGTAGTTACTCTACTTAATATTCCATTTTGAAATGCAGTATTTAATACATTTTGTGAAGATGTAAATGAATTTAAAGAACTCAAATTAGTAGATTGTGAAACTATACCATTTGGTTTGTTTGCTATATTATCCCAATTTGTTTGAGTAATACTTCCACTAATAACATATCTACTATCATATGAAGATGTTAATTGAGATGAACCGCTTACTATACCTCTACCTTTTGTTTCAAATGAAGATGTTACGGATTCTAAATATTGTAATCTATCTCTATCTAATATATTAACTCTCGAAGTAACCGCATCCGCAAGAACATCCAATTCTATTTTATAAGTAGTTCCATTATCTACACCAACAATAGTTGTATCTAACGATGCAGATGTTAATGCTGTTAATTCTGATATCTTTTTTCTTATGTTTGTCATTTAATTATATTATTATATCTAACCCATCTTCGGTTGTTAAATTATAGTTATTTTCTGAAGCAAGCGGTGTCTCTACCAATTTACCTATAACATAAATATCATCAATTGTTACATTATCATAATCAATATAATAATCATTTAATTTTATAACTACATCATTTCCAACTTCTTTTATTGTATAATCGCCAGGAATATGTAAACCATAAACTAATATTTCAAAATTATTAGGAGATGCACCTTCAGTTCCATAATCTAAATAGACATTTAATATTGTTAATGTATTTAAATTATTATCAAATGCATCAATTTTTCTAGTTAGTTTTCTAGCACTATGTTCTAATATTTCTTGATAGAAATTTAATATTTTTGTTTTATTATTTATTAATTTTTTTGGAGTTGGATTTGAACGAGTTTTTGATTCAAATTTAGTATTAGTTGGAATTTCTATGTTTGCTAAACTACCTGTTAAATCGTTAGACACTAAATTATTAGGATTTATTTTTGGTATAATCCTATTTAATTTTCTAGCATTTGAATTAAATTGTTTAAGCATATTTTTCTATATCTCCATGTATTTCAATGTAATCATCATCATCCAATTCAAATTGAAAATGAGATTTTATAAATTTAATTAATAAACCATTTGAACCAGCTTCAAAAATATAATCTCTCGGAGATATACTCTGCGCATTTATCATTACTAATAATCTATCTTGCGTTTCTCTGAATTCAATTTCACGCAATATATCTACCATTTTATATCCAATGGCTTCGTAAATCCAATAATCGGAATCATTTAAATCTTTAGGAGTTAAAACCGCCATTATACGTTTCCTAAATAATTTTTGAGTTATATCTAATAAACTTCGTTTCATTATACAATATCGATAAATTTACCAGTTATAGTAATTTCATCACCACTATCCACTTCAAATCCCAAATTAGCAGGAATAAAATTAAGTGTAAGTGATGTAGATGTTAATGCTACCGTAAAATGTGTTGTATGATAATATCTCGTACCATTTATATATACTTTAATATCATATACTTTATCTAAAAGTGTTATACCAGATGAAACAATATATGCCAATGTTGCTGGTGCAGGTATAGCTTTTATATCACTAAAAGTGATAGTATTATTTGTTACAGGTATTTCAATTTTACTATTATTTAAAGAAAGAAAATCAATTAAATCTTTATTATCATAATATGGAGATGGTGTTGTTAATAATCCTTCCAATCTACCATTTGATGTTAAATCAGTTTCAGTTGATATAACGAGCTTTTTAGTAGAAAATGATTTTTTAGTTGTATTTTCCCCATCGAATTTTTCTGGCAATAAATAAGCTTTAACACTCAAAGAGAATTCAATTCTATTAATTCTTTCAGTTCCTTCACCTACTTCATTTACTACATTAAATTCTCCTATTGTTGTTCTAAATTTAAATCCATCTTTATCACCCCAATATGTACCGGTATATTGTAATTGTTCTATAACTTTATTCAAATGTTCTGTGAATGAAGTCCAAACCATACAATCATAATTTAATTCAACATATTCCGGCATTTGAATTTTATATATTTCGTATTTTGGTTGACTAGATTTACCTAAAAGACTAAATCTATCGTATTTATTATCTTTCGAATATTTTGTAATACCTTGATATGAAACATGTCTATTTAACATTGGCATTGTATCATCCTTTGCAATCGATGTTCTTCTAATCATCATCAAAGGTAATTGTATTTTACCTTTTATATCTCTGAATATACCTTCTCGTCTGGCACCATTCCATCTTTCAGAATTACCATATATTACAGGTATTTTTATAACATTACCATCTCCTTCTTCTAAAGTAGGAAGTGCAACATCTTCTAAATAAGACATCATAGCATAATCTATATCAAATAAAGATATTGATTGCTTTACATCTCCTTTTTCGGATTTTATTTGAGTTGCTCTATTAAATTTAGATTTAATTGGATTTATAGCCATATTTTAATTATTTTACTCGTTCTTCTATGTTTAAATCCGATTTTCTCACCATAAAGGCTGAACAAACTATACTATAATTATTAGATGGTTGTCCACCTAAGAACTGAACTTCGTTTGTGTTATCAATTTCATAGTATGATTGGTCAAAGAAAATCATATCACCAATTTCAGGATATATTCCCTTTTCCTCACAAGTTAGTTTATCCAACTTAAAAGTTATATTTTGAGAATTATCAGGACCAAATCCTTCATATACCACATTTTCAGGTTCTTTATCAATTAAGCAATACATTTCAACGCCTGGATACCAAGTTTTATTTATTGATTCTCCATAAATATTTACTTTAGTTTCGTATGTGTTTATTTTAAACAATACAATAGCGGTTTGAATGACTGTGTCAACCAATTCTCTACTAACACTTCTAAAAAAATCGATATCTCTACCTACTAAAAACTTTGGCATATTATCCTACATATATTTTTAAAGGAACTTTTCTTAACATTTCTTGATGGTGATTGGATTCATGCGTTTTGTTTTCCATCACATTTTTTCTACTCATCTCTTCTAAGTTTTCTCTTAACTGAGTCATCAACATATCTTTCTCTACCTGTGCTTCTGCTCTCAATGCTGCTCCATCTAAGGATACTTCTCCATCTGGTATAGGTACTGAACTATATTTCTCTCTAATCGCTCCTAAGAGTTCTTTTGACAATGCTAATGTGTACTTTCTAATCCATTGTTTTCCAACATCATTAATATTTGAATATTGAATGAAGTCATATGGAATATCGGAATAATCGGAAAGAGAATCAGCTTGAATTGTTTGAGAATCATGCTCAAATTCATCTCTGCTCATATACTCAATATAGATTTTAGTAACAGTGCCTGTGGTAGGAACTGGAAATATTTCCAAAGTATTATCTACAATATTAAATGTATGTGCAGATTTTCTAATATGGTCATTGAATTCGATTTGTTGCATTCTTAATACATCCTCATAAATTGGCATCATTAAGAATTGTGCCGCAGGAGAATAATTACCAAATCCCAACTCACTCATTAAGTTCAATGTACCCTGTGCTCCAACTGAATATGGGTCAAAGAATCTTGCAATAGCAGGAGTTGCTTCGTGAAATACTCTCGTTACATCTATTGTAGAACTTCCGGTAAATAATGTAGAAAAAGAAGAAGATGTTTCAACATCAACAGCTTCTTCCATTATATTATATTTTTGCTTTCCTGTTGTTAGGTTAATATAAGCTTTTTTTATTGATGTAGAACCACCAACTCCAGCCAATGTTCCGTATTGCTGTGCCATACGGATAGCAGTAGGTAAAAATGAACCATCAACAAGTGTTTGAGAAAAGTTTGCCACTCTTCCTTTAGGTTGGCCTCTCAATATATCCAAGTTGTTTCGGATATTGAATTGATTAACTTGTGCAGAATATTCCGATATAGATTCTTCAAAACAAGCAAATATTTGCTCATTATCTAATTCGATATTAACAATTGGGTATCCTAATCTCTTTGCTACCCAAGTTGCTGTTTTAGGAGCATCGGATGCAAATTGAGAATCATTATCATATAACCCAAATGGAGTTGAACCCGTTACAAATGATGTTGAGCCGGACCAGTATGTGTTTACAGACATATCTAAAATTTATAGTTTTACTACTATAAATATAAGAATAAAAAAAGAAGTGATATGATACCACTTCTTTCTTATTTTAGTTTTGCTATGCCACTTGGGTGACCGTTAATATTATAGATGGGATTGCAGGTATATTTCCCGTTGCAGTTTCATATAAAATACGAGCATCACTATCAGTTGATTGCCACACCAGTTCATAATAATCGTTTGGTGAAGTTGCAGGAACTATATAATT